CTGCCTTACGCTTGTAATCCTTTGGATTAGTGTGCTCTGCAATTACTACAGAGAGACCACGCTCTTCGGCGTAGTTTGCTGAATCGCTGTCTAGTTCTTCGACAAAGCGAATCTTTGCAGACTGTCCGTCAGCCAACTTGACCCAACGAACTTTCTGACCTGTGTTTTCATATTTTGGCTTATCCATTAGTGCACCGATATCTTTTAGCCCTTTAATTACGCTCATAATATTCTCCTTATGTTTTGTTTAGCGGATAACTAGTTTAGCATACTAGCAATGGTTTTGTCAAACGATTCGTCAATATTTTTTATTGCATCGTCTGGCATGTCACCAATGTCTTTGTATTGTTTATCTATTTTAATTACAGTAACACGAGAGCCTAGTCGCTCTACAATCTTATCTTTCATGTTACCGCCAGCCTCGTCATTATCAGCAATAACAATGATGTTATTGAAATACTTCTGAAGCAAGTCTGTTTGTATTCTGGATACGTTTGCACCCAAGGTTGCTACTGCTGGGAAGCCACACTGGTCTAGACGGATAGCATCAAATGATGATTCAACTACATAGACTTTTCCAGCAGTCTTTACACGATGTAGGTTGAATAGGACTTTACTCTTTGGCAATCCTGGAGTATTCTTGAAGTCTTTGCCTTCGATGGACCGCCCCACAAACCCCACAGAAACGCCGTCAGGGGACGCTACAGGGATTGTAACCATATCCTGCTTCTCTGAGTACCCCAAATTAAATTTGTTTATTGAAGCCTCGTTTATGAGCCTTCCTGAGTAATATCTCATGGCTCTTGGAGACTCTAGGGCTTGAGCACTTAGTCTCTTAATTAGCAATTCATCATATGGAACGTAGTCTGGCTTGTTTACTAATGACTGATTAATTTGATAAGATAAGTCAGTCTCTGTTTCTTTAGACTTGATATACCGAACTGACTCAAAATAGGTTCTACCAGATGTATGCATAATTAAACTAGTAAGGTCACAGACATGCTGACAGGAAAAGCAAAAGAAGAAACCAGACTTCTTATCTACCTCACCAGCAGGTGAACGATAGTTATTGTGGAATGGACAAAAAACAATGTAGTCAGAGTCTACTTCTGATTCAATGTTGATTCCAGACCCAGTGATAACTCTTTTAATTTGTTCTTGTGAGTAGGAACTAGTAGTGTTCCGTCTATTCCCATTATGCATTCTGATTTCTTCTTTCCTAAATATGTTGCGTATAGCGTTAGTGTAAATTCAAAGTATTCTTTTATGTTGTTATATTGTATCGTAAAGTTTGGGTCTATGTCAAGTCTTGGCACATACCCCAACTCACGCATCTGTAGTGTTTTTAATCTTTCAATCTCAAGTCTAACCCTACCGATGACAGCATCATCTTTAATGATGCCTTCAACAGTAAAAGTTTTAATAGACTTATGATGTAAATGTTTCACACTCCATTATAACTAGTTTTCTTCGAAATCCTTGTATTTATACCAGCCCTTGTCAAAGTCTACCTGAACTAAGAACTCACCCATAAATCCATTACGGTTCTTACGGAATACACATTCTAGAATGTCTGAGTTAGTGGCACGACCAAGAGCAAGTACCCAGTCAGCATCGTAAGCAATCTGACGTGACCATGCAGTTTGACCAAGCGTAGGCACTGTATCCAACTTATTTACATCATCTGGCGTAGCAGATGAAATAGCAATGATTGGAATTGATTCTGAGATAGCCATAAGTTTTAGTTCACGAGAAAGGTTCTTCATACGAACAGTCTCATTGTCGGACTTTTGATTAGGAGACATCAACTGTAGGTAGTCAACGATAACTAGGTCTGGCTTATACTGGTCCATTTTACCACGAATAACTGATGGTGTTACTTCACCACCAGAATCATTAGAAATGATATGGAACTCTGGCTTACCCTGCAGTTCCTTCTTGTGCCAACGCTTTAAATCTTCAATGTCTACCTGACCATTGCTCAACTTACGGTGTGACCATAGACCTTCACCCATAATTGCAAATACACGATTACGAACTTCTGCCTCTGACATTTCAAGTGAAATGATTAGTGGAGACTTGCCAGCCTTCCATGCCTGTACCGCCATGTATAGTGCAAACCAAGACTTACCAATACCTGGGTAGGCAAGGAAGACACCCAACTGACCTGGAGTAATACCAGCAGGTAGGTAGTTATCAAATCCTGGAAGACCAGTTTTGATACCAATTGAACCAAGTTCATTCATCCTTGCAAGGTTCTCAAAGTAAGCAACAGCAGAATCAATATCAGTAGCATCAATGTCTTTAATAACTGCTGTATTTTTCTTAAGTTCTGAAGTCTTTTGAATAAGGTCTTCTAATGCCTTAGTTCCCTGACCTGCCTGAACATCTGAAGCAGTAGAGCGTAGAACATCCTTGAGACTATCATTTAGGAATTCAGCCTGTAGTTCTTCTAGGTGATACTTGGTAGCACCAACACCATCTTCTGGGGAGAAGTCACGGAACTTGTCTACCACTAGAGAGACTGGTGGAACAGTTCCATTAGTTTCAGAATAGTTGCGGATAAAAGTCCAGATATCGTTATGTGTACGAAGAATGTTATCCACGTTTGCTTGTAGCAGGACATGTACCTGCTTGTCTGCCAGTACTGCAGAGATTAGTTTAGATTCTGTATTACTCATTTAGCCACTCCTTAGCCTTTGCACGGCGTTCGGCTCTCTCCTTAAGGTCTTGCTGGAATTGTTTTCTAGCCTCAATAATCTTATCGGCATAGTTTGCAAAATATTTCCATGTTGGTGATTGTGCTACTTCAAAGTAGTATTCCAGCAAATCGTAGCATTCTGGAATACCGTAGGATTCAATAAGGGCATCAGATGCCCATTGCTCTACATTCAAATTTAGTAAAGGCTTTTCCTCGTACCTTGCAGTGTGTAACTTACTGTAGCGACTGAGCAAAGCCATTCGGTCTTTGCGTTCAGCCATTATTTACTCTCAGTCTCTTCTACAGATTCACGAACCTTTTCGGCAAGTTTTTCTTCCACAAACTTGTATACTCGTTCAAAGGCTTCGCTGGCAGTTTCTCCCTCACGCTTATTGTCTGCAATAGAAATGTCAATGCGTAGTGATTGGAAGTTGCCAAGATTAAGGGTATAGCCCAAACCCACTGTTACTTTAGTGCTGTCGTTTTCCATGTCTCTCCTAATGGATTAAATTGATTCGGACCAAATAGGGATAAATCTACCGTCTTCGGTCCTTGTATATGTCAGTATACCATCTCCCATACGTCTTGTCAACTCTTGTTTTGAAGGAGTTACATCGTTGGTAATCAGACCGTCATTGCGAGGTCTTCCATGGTGGTATGATGCTAGTATATCACGAAGTTCACGAACTTGCGACTCTGAATAATAACTTCTTACTTGCCATGCCCTTGCTCCTCCAGGCTGTGCACCCATTGGTTGTGGGATAACGCCTTTCTTTACTAGTTCTGGCATATATTTTTTGTGCCTATTTACTAGGGCTGCTGTTTGACCAACAGTATAAGCACGTTCCCTATTCTTTTTAAAATCACTAATTAAACAACTTTCAATCTGGTCTTTAATAATATTATAAACAGACATAATACCATTAGATTTATTTAAATGATGTGTTCTTACTAGGTCTCCATTTAGAAACCAAACCTTTTTATTCCCTGGAATAATTGGGGACGAGTTATACTCTTCCATTGTCTGGGCTGCCATTATGCTCCGATAGCAATAATATTTAAGTCTAGGGTTGTCTTACCGTTAGAGTCAAAATCAATCTTGTAGTAGACTGATGTTGTATCTACGGCAGTGATGGTAACAGTAGCCTTAACTGTTGTAGTACTTTTAGAAACAATAGTTGCAGTAACAACTGGAACTTTGTTGAAGAATGTAGCAAAGGCTACTGAGCCTGTCTTTGACTCTCCCTTTTTAACGTCACTACCAGCACTAACAGCAGTTACTGTTTGTGCATCAAAACTAATGGAGTTAGTTTTTGTTTTAGCAACTGTTTGACCAGCAATTTTAATATTTGAATTACCATAAGATGCAAGTTCTGAATTAATGCTAATAAGTGAGTTTACAATGTCGTACAGATACTGAGTATCGATAGGTTGACCATTGCTTGGTAGTGAGGGTACTTTTGCCATACGTTAATTATACCATAACTAAATTAGGGATACGTTATATAAAGTTGTTGTAGGAAGAACAGTATTTGATTCAACAATGATTGAGGTAGTGCTTGTGCTTACCCTTGATTTTACTGTAACCTTTGCATCTCCAAAAGCAGCCCTATCATGGGTTGAAGCACCGCTATCTGCATAGACTCTTCTTCCAGAATAGCCAGTTGTTGGAAAAGCCTCATTAAGGTTAGTAATTGTTGCAGAATATTTTCCACCAGCAGCAGGGGCTGTTGCTGATGCAGTAATAGTAGAACTTCCAGCATCTCTATATACATTGAATTGTGAAGAAATAGAAACAAAATTCATAGGTTGGTTATATATATTAGTTAGTTTTGGATAACTAGAAAGAAATACTGCTGCTTGAACATACTGTCCTTGAGATGGTGAAGTAAAAGAAAAATTATTTGATGTTGTTGTACCAGCAAAAGACCAATCAGACCATCCAAATGTGGCATCTCTATACGACAAATAGACATCAAATTTTTGTTCTGGTGGATATGGCAGGTTTTCTAAAGAACCCCAAGAATAAGTAAGCACACCTTCTGTATCTTCTGGAATAGATATTGAAGATGTAATATATTGGTCAGAATTTAAAAGATATGATACTGATGGAACAGAATATGCTATTCCACCAGTAGTTCCAATTGTATGTGGGTCTAAATAGTTATTTGGGTCTGGAGTTCCTCCTGGTGGTACATATGTAGTATTATAATAAGATAAGTATGGTTTTCCAAAACCCTGTCTTTCATAAAACGATTTTATATATCCATAGGTCAAATCACTCTCATAGTTGATGTTTGTTAAATCCGACCACTCTGATTTTCTGTTACCATCTTTTGATACTATTCTATATCTAAGGGAATATCCTCCGTCTGAACGCAGACCATCAACATCTGAAATTGGTATTTTAATTATTTTATTTGTCATAATTATTTACCTACTGCTAAATCCATTCTAAAATTAATTAAGTCATTAGAGTTTGCAACCTTGTCTATTGGACTTGCGGTTGTATTATTTACAATTGTATATGCTGTAAGAGCATACAGTGGATTTTCTGTTCCTGTATTTTCAAATCTTAAACCATCTATAACAACAGCATAATCGTTTGTTGGTGTACCAGACGCTGGTTCAAGCGAACAGTAAACATTTACAGAAGTAACTTTTGCCCAGTCAAATCCAGACGAAGAAACAAAATCTGACATCTTTTTTGTAAGTACATTATATCTATTTGGATAAATAACTGTTGTTCCAGTGTCACTAAATAATATTTTAGATGTAGTTATACCGTCAGAACATACGAATTCAAACATAATATATAGGGCTGTTGGCAATGCTGTTGGTGTAGTTACCGCATTCATAATTGAGTATGCCAATCTAATTTCATCTAAGCCAGAGGATTTTGATAAGTCTACCCCTGGATTTCTTAACCTTATATAGTTAGATGTAAATGTTGTTCCAGAAGAATAATTTGACAAAGCACCTGGAACAATCAAACTCTGACTAAAAATTCTTGGAAATTCTTGTCTAAGATTTACAGACGAACCATTCCAATAAGAATCGCTTGTGGAACAAATATAAGGAGTAGAAATTGGAATACTTACTGAGTTGGTAGGCACAGTAGAAAATGTTGTTCCAGTATAGTATTCCCAACCTTCTGTATCTGAGAATCCCAAAAGCATTCTACTATTTCCAGATGCACTATATTGATTAGAGCCTAATGAGTATAATCCTAATTCTGAAATATTATATTTAGTAATATCTGACATTTCAGATGTTAGGGATATTTGTTTGGTAAATACTGTAGCATAAAACACATTACCATTATAAGAAAGACCAGTATATGGTGTTGAATACATTGTTGCATCCCAGTATGTTGGAACAGTAGGGTCATAAATAGTTGCTGTAAATGTTGTACTAGAAATAGCAGTAATGGTATATAAACCATTTACTTCTTTAAAAGCGGTTGGTCCAGTTACTGGAATCAATACACCAGAAATATTTACTGCATCCCCAATTCCAAATGGATGACCAGAAGCAATGTTTACAATTATTGATGTTGGGCTAACAATATACAAAGATGTTGGGTTTACAATTTGTTTTTCAATTGCATATGAACGTGAAGAAATTGGAAATCTTGCCACTTCAAAATCAAGATTTTTCTTTGTTGTTAATAATTGTGAGGTTAAATTTGAATATACTTTAATATTTGTTAAACCTGTACCAGATGTCATGGTTGAAGTACTTGATACCGCAATTTGTGTTGGACTATTTATGGCTGTAACAGTTACTGTTCCAGAACCCAAAGAGCCAGTGCTAGTACTTGTAGCAGTAATAACATCGCCAACTTCTAGGTAAGCCCAGTATCCAGAACTTAGACTTATTGTTGTTGTGTATGGTCCAGAACCAGAAACAGTTCCAACAATACCTCCTGACGTAACAACAGTAATTGGTTGATTATTTGAGGTAGGTCTTGCTCCAGACCCAACCGCAATATAAGAAGCATAGGAGGTCGCCTGACCAACCAAATATTTAGAAAGAAGTTCTACACCGTCATTAGTAATCATATGCTATATTATACCACTATCATAAGTTGCTGATGTAAGGAATTCTACCTCAACTTCTTCATCTTCTGCAAGATTAGTTAATTCTATGCAAATAACGCTATAGGTTGAATCAAAATATACATTTTTTTCAGTAAAACTAGTAGTAATATATGTAGATGCTCCTAATGTAATTGGGGCAGTAATTCCAACACCCTGTGCTGGTACAGCATTTATAGTTGGAATATAAGTTTTAAGTAGAATTGGAAATTGACTAAGATATGTATCTGTACCATCTGATTGTTTTTCATTAGCCTTAGAACTAATGCTATATAAAACATCGCTGGCATTTGAAATTAAACTATTGCCTTCTTGCAAAATGATTTCAGAACTGCCTCCATTTATAAATTCATTCCCACCAATACCGTCAAATACAGCACCTGTCATATAATCTATTGGAACAGAGCCTGTATCAATGAATAGGTTTGATGTTGCAATCTTTACTTGAATGTTGCTTCTGCCACCATCTACGCTATAACCAATTTTTGATGGAACTGGGGGTATTGCTGGCTTGGCTTTTTTGGGTGATTTTTTACCAGTTGTCATTATACTACCTCACTTAAATAAAGTTTCATTTCTGGACCATCTGAACTTCTACTGTATGTAATATGATACACAACAAATCTTGCAGTAGAGTTTTGAAGAACATTATCTATATTATAATTAATTGTAACTATGTCTCCAAGTTGAATCATTGGATTAGCAAAAATTGTTACCGCTACAGATTTTTTAGGATGCATAACTTTATCTACCATCCAGGTCATTAAATTATTTGCTGTATCTATATTTTGAATAAAGTTTCCTGTTAGCGTAAAGTCTTTTTTGCCATATGTATTTCTACTATTTTGAATATCAATGTATTTATTATTTAAGTTAGAATAATTAGAATAGTTATTCAGGTCGCTGTTCTTTTGAAAATATTCATCCACTGTTAGGTCATGGGCTGACTGTTGAGTAAAAGTAACTCCTTGAATTCTTAAATAGTTTCCAGTTGATTCATCTAGATTAAGTGCAAAGTCGGTAGCATTAAAAATTAAAAATTCAGCACCGTATGGGTTAGACCTAAAATTAGACACAATGTATCCCTGAGAATCATTAAATGTTGGAGATATCTTTGAGTAAAGTGCAGGATATGCTTTGTCATATCTTATGTTAAAGTATGCAGCCTCACGCATAATAGTTCCAAATTCTTCAAAGTAAAGTTTGTATGATGGATGCTGAGAACTTCCAAGTCCTTTAAGGTATGTATCCAAAATTGCAGGGTTTACTAAATACTTGCGATAGTTATCATTATCTAGTTTATCTTCATTAAACACATTCTTTTTTGCTTCTGGTGAATTTGGGTTAACCGAAGAATCACCAATTGCAAACACATGTTCAAACAAGCAAAGACCACTGCCACGAACAAATAGTGCCATATTTTTGTTAGTAGTATTAACTGGAATTGCATCATCATCTTGAACGGTGGCAATTAATTTACCGTTAATATATAACAAAAATTTTCTACTATATGAGCCAGTTCCTGTTTGTTCAAGGTCCTCAGTTTCTACAAGCAGGTCATATACTGTTGGTGTCTTTGTACTCATTGATTTAGACATTCCAATAAATTGACCATCATCAACAAGAATTGGAGCGTTGCCACTCCAAAGTACAACTGGTATACCCAACTTACTATTTGCACCTTTTAGGTTTTTATAAAAGTAAACATTTGGAACGCTGTCAATAGTTGTATCTTTATCTGTATTAGTAACAATAGCATCACTTGTCAATGCATCAATTTCAAAGAAGTATCCTATATTTCTATTAGTTGTAACATCAAGGTTGAATGCAATACCGCCACCTGTTCCAGCAATCTCGTAGCCATTACTAGAGAATAGAATTTCTCCACCAACAGGAATTTGTTTCGCTTCGTTTACGGCTTCAGTGGATGTTAGTGGCTTTCCAATAATTCTCATTCGTGTTCCAAAAGAATAAGCGTTTGGACAACTTGTTTGATAATTTTTATAAACATAAGAAACAGCATTTGAAGAATTTTTTATTGTTGAAAACTCTGATGGTCCCTGGATTGACAATGCAGAACTTTTAATTACACCATTTGGCTTATTCTTATCTACGGTATTAGCATCTGCTGATTCTGTATATGATGATGTATCAAAAAAGTCTTTTGACGTTCCAGTTACCGTTGGTTTTTCTGGCAAGAATCCAATAGAGTCAAGTACTGAGTCATATTCAATTGTTCCCAGTGGTTCTATGATATTGTCTGTTGCATAAATAATTGCACCACTAGCCATACCTGATACTAGTGCATTTGTAAGAGTTATCTGTGTTGGTGTAAGAGATTTAATTCTTGTACCTTCCACGATTGCAGAGTTCCAGGCACGGTTATAGTATTGTGGGGCTACCTCACCACTGTTTGTAATTGCTCCAGTAGCACCATTAATATTTGTTATCTTAAAAGTGTTTGCTGTAGGTGTTGCCAGGACAGTATATTTTCCATTGTATGCAGTTGGAATTACACCATCAATCTTGATTTGATTACCAGGAACCAACCCATGTGATGTGCAAGTCATTGTAATAACTCCAGATGCAATTGTTGGTGTTTGTGTACCTAGAACTTTAGTATATGGGGCATATGGATAAAAAATTAATCCCTCTGATAGACCTGTGGTAACTGCACTTAAAGTTGTCGCTCCATTGTTTGCAAGAGCACTTAGCGTAATTTTAAAAAGATTTTCTTCATACTGGTGTGTGCCCTGGAAAATCCATTTAGATTGCTGCTGAAAAGTTTTGTGTTTAGATGTATCTAGCCATTCGTTAGTTTCATCTAGTACTGTATGTGTTGCAACAGCGGTTCCAAACTGTTGTCTACCATGCTTTGCTACAGCACCTTCCTGGACAACGCCAGAGTTATTATATTTTGGTTCTGCATAAATTCTTACTTTTCCAGTTGGAAAAATCTTTCCATTAAATGGAAGCACTGCAAAGTATTTTTGATAGTCAGTGATATCTTCAATCCAAACATTTCCAACGCCAGAAACAGAATGCTCAACAGCATCATATTTAATAATTTCACCATTTGCATATAGATATCCTTTATAACGAGTTAGCCAGTAAATTGATTGACCAAAATCCATAACGTTGTCTACAATTACTCCACTAGATACAGTGGGCAAAGTTGATGAAAGTGCTGAGTTTAATACCAGTGCACTCAATGAGTAACTAGATTGATTGCCAACTTCATCATTAGTTGGTCTTAGAGATTCTGTACCAGAAACTTCCCAAAGCAATACAGGTTTATATTTGTATGCCTGACCTTTATTTAACATACCTGCTTCTTGCAAAGTAGAATATGATTTTTGAATATATCTATTAGTATATGTAACCTTGCCACCATTATAGATTTGATTATCTTCTGCATCAAGGCTGACAATATTTGAAAGAATAGTATTTGTTGATTGGTTTTTAATAATTCCATTTTGCACAAAATCTTTTGTTCCATATAAGGTTATTACTGCATCTCTACCACCATTAGCAGCAGTTGGTGGCATTATATAATTTCGTGACATTAAAATAAGGTTATTATCTTCATCAAAAAACATGGCAGTCTGAGTTGATTGGGCTAAATCATTTAAAACTTCTGCAACAGAAGTATCTGGTGCAACAAAAAAGTATGGAATTTTATCTTCCGACTCTCCAGCATTTCTATAAAATTTATAATTAGAAAAACCAATGTTATCTAGCATCGTAGCAACTGCATAACTAACTGAAACATTTTTAAGTAAAAGCGATGGTGCTGTTATTGATTCAAAGTAAAACAACAAATCTCTAAGTTTAATTGTTGCCATTCTGTCTGAAGTACTAATTTCTGGAAAGCCATCTACATACATTGTTTTAACAGGGACAAAGTATTCTGATAATGTTGGGTATGACCTATCATCAATTATATGCTCATAGAATTTAAACTGTAAATTTTTTGATGATATATTTGAAATTAAACTGCCAGTGACTTTGCCACTAGAAACTGCTAAGTCATTATATTCATTAAAAGATTGGTCATAGTCAAACAGTGTTATTGAGCCTGTAGATGCAAGCAATTGTCCGACTGGAATACCAGTGTTTCCAATATCTGATGCAATTTTTTCAATCGAATACTGTGTTGTTTTGTCTGATAGGTCTGCTACTAATCTTGGGGACATTTCAAGTAGGTCAAAGGTTGAGCGTGGTTGTGCAATTGTATCTACAACTACACGGATACCTTTAATAAATTGGAACTCTCTATAGGTTGGTGTGTATAGGGTAGTTGCTGTACCATAAAATTCTGGGGAAGTTAACTGAGTTACGTTAGATGTTTTGGCTGTCAGACCTTCTTCATTTAGATACCAGCCATAAGTTGGAACAAATGAATTTGTTGTCCAGTCAGTTCCGTTCCACACATAGATTTTGCCAGCAGTAGTGCTAGTTGCATCTGGTACAAGATAGGCATCTCCTGTAGCCCCATTGAGAGGTATAGCATATTGTGATGCATATTCACCCAATAGTCTAAAATTAGTAGGAGAATTTGTAATTCCATATGCCAATTCTACATATCCATCAGAGCCGATTATTCTTTTACCAGTTGTGCGTAAAGATGATGGTGTAAAAGTTTGTGCAGTTGTCCAAGTTCCAGAAGTATTCAAATACTGAATCTTCCAGTTTGTAGGAGTCTTTTGATTAACAAGAGTGCTAGTGTTTGTTGGGTCTTCATAAAATGGGTCATTATATGATGTATTGTTTGATTTTTTATATGGTCCATGATTTACATCGCCAACACCAGTTTGCATTTTAATAACAATTCTATTTGCTGGAACTGGTATTGTGTACACTACAAAAGGTGCTGCATCATCAATATAGTAACTTCCACTACCTGGCAGGTTTGTAGAAATTCCTCGCTCCTGACCACCAAATGTTGCAGTCTCAATTCTATAAGAACTCCAATATTTAAATTTGTCATCTTTAGATGCTAGATAAAATCTTGGCTGACTATGCATATCGGCGTTAGCAAAGTTGAGATAGTTTAAACCAAAATATCTAATCTTATTAATTCCAGAACGTGGTCTAAATCTTGAAATGGTATCTGTCAGGGAGTAAAGCATTTTTTCTGTCTGATTAATATTTGAATCAATGGTTGGATTACCATTACTTAAGTCAATTCCTGTATTAATAATGGTATTAGAATCAGTTGCCCCTGTGTATGCACCAAGGGTATCCGTGGCATCGTAGGTTGGTGCAATGGTTCCAAAGTTTGCCTGTGTTGGAGATAGGATGGATGGTCTGTTTCTATAATTACCAAGAGCAATAATGTTATCTGAAAAATTCATATTCCATTCTGCAATCACTAAAGACTGTAGATTTACGCTAGATGATTGTTCAATATAGTTTTTGAGGTTAGTATTTTGATACATTATACCTCTTCCAGCGTCACAGATATATTCCAAAAATCAAAGTTGCTTCCACCACGTTTTACCACTGTGTAATCAAAACTAGAAATAAACATTTCAATTACTTCGTTATATTCTGCAAGGTGTCCATATTGACCAGATTCTGCAAAATTAGACTTTTTATCATATGCTAAAAATACATAGAATGACCCTGTATGATTTTGATACCAGTCTAGCAACTCGTTACCACCAGCACCACCGTCAACCGTGTATTGCGTTCCTACGCCTGTTACCGCACCTGTAGTTGTATTAAATTGTGGGTCTAGGCTAAATGCTCTAGATGGAAGCATATCCCAAGAAGTACTAATAGTCATTTTATCTGCAATGTGATATGAACGCATACGACCATTAATCATACGTTCACGTTTTTCAATACGTTCTGGCTTAAAAGAAATATCTTTTCTATTGTGGTCAGAAAGAACTATAAAGTCATCTCCAGCAGTTGCAGCATTAACTTCATATCCATCTGGTACAAGAAACCCATTAGAAGTAATAGGAGGTAAGTCTGACCATAGCATTGCTTGTGGTCTTCTATACTTTTTCCTACCAGCCAGGTATGTACTTGTAGCCATTAGATTGTGTTACTCCTAATTCGTCTTGAGTCAATACGCTTAATCTCTCTTAGCACGGAATCTGCAATATCGCTGGCATCTGAAGAATTAGCATTGACTGTAATACTATAATTATACACTGATTCTCCACCAGACATTCCACTATTCATTGCTTGTAGTTTGCCAGCACCAATTGAATCTACCGCTGATTTCCTCATAACAAATTCTCCTGGGGTAAGCATAGCAGGAATAGTGTCTGTTCCAAGAGCATATTTGCTAGAACTAATACGCATTCCCCTATTTGCATAAACCATACCACCAGTGGCATAATACTTATTACCAAATTGAGTAAGGTTTGCTGCATCTGGAATAACATTTCCAGTAGCAAAACCAATATTTCCTACAGCACCACCAAAAGCCTTGTGTGGAGAGAACATCTGACCAGTCTTAAAGTCTGAACTTTGCTTTAGTGTTTGACCATTGCTTCCAAAATTATAATCAAAAAGACCTGCATTGAAAAGTTTTAGGTCTGAATAGCCACCATTTCTTAGGTCTGTTCTATAACCATCAATAGTTACAAAGTACTTAGCCATTGCAGTTGCCTTTTTCATATAAGCCTCTGGGTCACCCTTTAGTGTAATTAATTGTCCAAAAGCAGTTTGTGGTCTCAAAGCATCTGAAGTATTTAGCCATTCCTGATATAGTTCATTAATTGGTTTATTTCTTTTTGCCGCTGCTGCTCCAGTTATCTTATCTCTTGCTGAGTCAAGTGCTGACTTTAAAGAATTAAGTTTACCTTGGTCCTTATTAAACTTTTCTGCCGAAGCCTTAATTGCTGCTGCACGTTCACTGATTGCTGGAGGAATTGCTGCAACTGCTGCTGCTGCAAAATCTTTTGCACCTTGAGAAGTATTAATCATTTGTTTTTGTGTAGCATTAGCAGTATCAATTTGTGCTGACGTTAGAACAGAGCCATCGGCTTGTAAAAGTCCAAAGTTTTGTGCATTTGTTGTGGCTGTAGCAAGTGCTGTTTGATTTTTTTGCCAATCTTTAAAAGCAGCAGTACCTTTTCCAAATTTCTTTTCGGCTGCAGCATTTGACATTGTTGGACCTGCAGCCTTCTTAGCAGCAGCATAAGCATCTGCCACCTTTTTAGCACCAACACTTGCATCACTTCTAGCAGTTATAGCAGCATCGACAAGCCCCATCTGAGCACCTTTATCCTGAAGTGGACTCATTACTGGACTAGATAATCCACTACCTGTAGGGGCAGTTGGTGGAGCAGGAGGGGTTGGTGGGTTATTGCCATTGCTACCATTAGAACTACTTCCAGAACTACTACTAGAACCTGAACTAGTAGTTGGATTATATGGCTTTATAAGAGCAAGAGCCTTTCCATCTTTAAGAATACTAGCCATATGTTTTGCAGATTTAAGAGCATTCTGCTCAATGTTTGCGGTACGCTGTGCTTCCAAAAGTTTAAATCCTGCAATCTTTTCAGCATTGTCTTGTAGGATTGCTTCCAATTTTGTACGGTTAGTAAGAACTCCATTAATTTTAACTTCAATTCCTTGAAGTTCAGTTTTTCTAGCATTTTCAATACTTGTTTTAGCATCATCCAATGCTGATTTTTGGTCATTTTGTTTAGCCTGTAAAGCAGCCTTAGCAGCAGCAGCGATGTCACCTTTAGAAAGTGCATCTGCAAGTGTCATGGTGTCTTGTTGCTGTTGATTATTTCTGTCTTGAATTCTACCAATTTCATCAAGAGCCTTTGCACGAGCATCATACTTGTCATTGATTTTCTTTTCTTTGTTAGAGATTACATCAAGACCAGCCTGGTAAAGTTCATTATCTTTTGCCAAACGTTCGGCAGGTGTTGCAAGAACATAGGTAAGACCAATCTCACTAGCATCTTTAATTTCTTTCAACTTCTTTAGAAGTGCCCCAGCATTAGCCCTTAGTTTACCAGTCTTTTTATCAACAATTCTGTTTTGTTCTTCTTCAGTACCGTTCATAAAGTCTCTAACAATTTCAGCATCTGCTCCCTGTTGTTTCATTAGAACAGCAATACCACCCATTTGTTTAATTGAAGCAGTGCCATATTTCATAATTGCTTTATAAGAATCATTCCAACCAACTGTAAGTTTTTGCTGCCAGTTATTTGCTTCACGAAGCATTTTTACATATGGGTCAAGAATAGATGGCTCTGGTGCTTTTGGTCCTTCGCCACCGCCACCGCCAGCCCCAGTATTATCCACACCAAATGTTGTAACAGTTCTATCTGCCTGATAGGCTGCATATTCAGCAAAACTTTTTGTCTGACCATTTTCTTTATTCCAAAGGTTCCATGAGGCAATCATATTTGGGTCGCCCTTCATAGCCATAATCTGTTGCATTTCTGTAAGGAAAACTACCTTGTTTTCTTTATTGTACTTACCAAAATATTTAGCAACACCTTTATCACCAAGTAGTTTAGCAATACTTGGACCAAGAATTTTTTGAACAACTTTAATATCAATTGTTTTTGAGGCTTTAAGTTTGTCAATATTTTCTTTAAATTTAAGCATTTTTTCTGGATTCTCAATAGAGAATTTCATAACTGCTTCTGCTACCTTCTTTTGACCAAAGAAAACTCCAGTTGTTTGTTGAGCCATTTCAAGAGCATCATTCATTAATTTAGTTGCAGCAGGGTCTTTTAGACTCATATCTACAAGGAATTTCTTTTGGTCTTCTGCTTTTAGATTTCCTGCAAGTCCCAAAGCCCTGTTGGCTTCTGTTGGGCTTTGTTCCAAAAGTTTTTGGAATTGTCCTGCACCTTCTTCACTCTTACCAAATACATTATTGGCAGTAGTCAATTGGTCAAAGCCAATGAGTTTTTGTGCAACCATTGTTTTAATCATTGTCTTTTGATTATTAGTTGCTCCAGCCATTCCATTAATTGTGTCTGTTGCTAGTTGTGCACCAACCTCTTGACCAGTACCCTCAAATGCTTTTTTGATTGATTCATTTGCAGTATTTCCAAGAGCAGTTTGCATATCACCAATACCAAGGAATCCAGTTGCTTGATTATCAAGCGTTTTATACATTGTCTTCATATTGTCAGAGTTTACTTCTAGAAGTTTTGCTTGGTCAACTAGGTATTGATTTTGAAGTCTTGTTGCTTCAGCAGTATCTCCAGCAGCCGTTGCTGCAGCAATACGTTTTTCATAATCTACCTGCAAAGAATCTACCATCTGTTGCTGAACAGAAAGTGCATTACCCAGATTAGCCTCTAGTGCACCTGCTTGTTTTGCCACTTCTCCCTGATAGTTAACAATCATTGCTGTTCCAACTGTTATTGCTGCAATTGCTCCAACAACAGGAGCAAAAGGTCCAGAAGCAATTGTTGCTCCAATGGCTGTTGACATCAGTGCAGCACTACCAGCAACTGCAGTTGATAGGGCTGCTGCTCCGCCAAGGGCTAATCCACCAGCAACCAGACCAGTAGTCCCTGCTCCTGCAACAGCATTTGTAGTAGTTCCAGCATTAACTTTATCGTTAGCCACTCCTGCTTGTTTTTGGAATTGAGAATTTGCTTCTTCAACAAGCCTCATTCTTACAAGCAATGGTTCTTTTGTAAGGTTTTCTCCGTTTGGACCAACCAAATCAAGTAGTTTTCCAGAAATTTCCATTCCAAATGACATGTCTCCAAGTTGTGCACCAAGATTAGCAGCAATACTTCTTGCTTGTGCTGGAGTCATTACACCAGAAGCAATAGCAGTAGAAAGTTGATTGGTAATAAGAGTTTTTGCTTCTCCCAAACCACCTTGTTTAATAGACTGATTAACATCTTTAACAAGTTGTTTTCCAGAATCACCCTTCATGTATGATTCACCAAAAGTTGTTTTTCCTTGAACCACATTAAAGAATTGACCAGCACTTTGTTGACGGCGTTTGTCCATTGCTTCAGTACCGCTTACAGTTTTTGCAAACTCTGAGAACTTACTCATAGCATCTTTTCCGCTACCCATTGCATTTGTTAGTCTAAAAGATTCGTCTCTAAGTTTATTTAGATGGTCATTAATCTGGAACAATGCTACTCCAACAGCAGCAAATGCTGCTACAACCAAACCAGCAGGACCAGGAATTAATGACATTGCTGTAGTTGCTGCAGTGATTGGTCCCATTGCTGCTTGAGCAGCCTCACCAACTTTACCTGGAATGGTTGATGCTAGACCAGCAACAGTTGTAAGAGCATACATTGCAGACTGTATTTTACCAGTTGTTTCATTTCTTGTAAATGCTCCAGAAATTTTTCCAGCAATACCTTTGCCAGCAAGTTGTTTATCAAATTTAATCTGCTGTTCTTTTGACATTTGGTCATAGTTAGCATTAACTCTTTTTTGATTATCTGCAATTCTTTTATTTTCTGCTTCTTCTCTTTTTGCTCTTTCTTTTTCTTCTTTAATTTGCTGACGAATTTCCTTATCAGTAATTTTAGTTTCTTTGGTAGTTGTTTCTACTCCATCTGCTGCTGCAATAACTTTAGTTGCTGCCTTGTCTTGCAATGCTGCTAATCTTGCAGCCTCAGCATCCTTCTTTTTACTAATGTCCTCCATGACTTTAACTGGCATTGGGTGACCTTCATTATATTTATCACTAATAAATCCACCATCTTCATACCCAACAATTCCACCATTAGCAAATCCTGGCAAATTACCAGAAATCATTCCCTGTATTAGTCCACGATGTTTACCTGCTTGTTTGGCAGGAATAACAGCCTCACCAGGAGATAGCATGGCAGGAACTACATCACCAGCACCTTTTGGTCCTGGAACTGAAAACACTCCATCAGCATAACCAGGAATAAATCCACCTTTAGCAAGTTTAAGCATTAGAACTTCAATAATTTTTGGTATGCCACCAGTAATACTAGTAATTTTACCCTTTAGTCCTGGAGGAAGTAGCCCTTCTGATTGGAATGGATATTCTGCACCACCCTTTTCTCCAAATGCCTGTTTCTTATAATCAGGGTTATATGCATTATGATTCATAATTCCTGGCATATCATAACCAGCAACAAGTTTCAAAATAGTATTAACAGCACGTTCTCTATTTCCAGTATTAAGTTTTCCTGCTGCGGTCATTCCAATTGCTTGCAATTCAGATTGTGATGCAATAGAAGAGAATCTATTACCAAGGTCAATTATGTCACCAACCTGTTTAGTGGCTAGTTCTTCATTTTGTCTAATAGTTGGAACACGGAACATTTGATTGCCCTTTCCAATTGTAGACTTAGCAACTAGACTTGCTAGTGCATCGCCACGTTGTAGTTGAGCAAGTGGGGAATTTTGAACAAATGCAACCTGTGCATCTTTTTCTGCTTGTGTTGGCATAGCAGAAAATCCTTGTGGTAGAACTCCTGCTGTTCCATCAGCAAGTTTGAGTGGATTAATTGTTGGAATACCCAAAAGACTAATAGCACCACGAGTAGCAGCCATATCATCATAGAACTCTTCAATGTCGTAGTACTTCATGTAGGCAGATGTTTTGTCATATTTCATCTGTTCTGGTTTACGGTAATCCTTATCTTTTCTTGAAATAAGTTTTACACCATTCATATCAATACCTAGTTTTTTCAAAGTTTCTATGGTATGTGGGTCATATGATTCTGGACGAGCAGTCATAAGTAGGATTTTATTGCCACGTTCCTGGGCTGCTTTTAGTGCTGCAATACCTGCTGGAATTGGTTGTGGGTTTTTGGCTACTTCTTTATACCATTTTTTCTTTTGGTCTTCTGGAAGATTATCATTTTCTGCTTTATGCTTTTCCATAAATCCAGATAGTTCAAGCAAGGTATCATCAATATCAAATACAGATGCTTTTGGCTTTGGCTTGCCAGTTACATTAGCAGTACCATCTGCAAATCCCTGCATAGGCAAACCAAGAATATTTCTTAGAACATCTACTCCACCATCAGCAAGTCCAAGATTGCCCTCATAACCCTTTTTATTTTGGTCATATGATGGTTGTAATGCTCCAGAACCTGTTCCAAATGTACCAGCACCTTCGCTATTTGTTCTAAGTTTTAGAGGATATTGTTTACCATTAAATGTTGCAACTGGCAATGATTCAGGATTTGCACCAGTTGCCATCCATTGTGCAAGAGCAACTTGTGCTGCTTTTCTAAGTTCTAGGTCTTCTTTTGTTGCCTTTGCCCCAGTTCCTCCTGGCATACGCCAGCGAGCCATTCTAGCACCAAATGTAGTATTAAATTCTGTACCAGTTGCATTAGGTTTAATTTCTTTACGTTTTAACATACCTAAGAAAATGTCATGTTGGCTACCTTCAGATAGGTCTAGTTTTGAACGTACTGTTCCAACTTGTCTTGCTCTAGCAAGCAATAGGTTTGCTGCACCACCTATAGCACCAGGTGCTGTTGATGCATTTGATAGTGTTTCCTTAGTCGCTTTGCCCAATGATGGGTCAGTGACGATTGCATCTTCTGCTGCTTTTTGTCCAATCATGTTCTCAAGTTGTTGAGAAATTGACATGTCTGTGATTCCAGCACGAAGAGCAGTCTTACTTAATTTTCCTGTTAGTGCACTATATACCTGTAGGAATTGCTGGGACTGCATACCACCAGATTTTAGTCTTTGATTTACAATTCCTGGAAGTGTCATTGTTAGGTTGCCAAGAACCTCAAAGTTTTTATAGTCTGCTGCTGTTACATTTTTACCATGAACTCTTTGAAGTTGTTTCATAATCTCTGGGTCATTAGGGTCCATTGCACCTTGAAGGTGACTTTCCTGAATGCCAAGTGCTTCATTTAGAATTTCAAGTGCTGTTTTACCTCTAGCAACTTTACCGCCACCACTAAGTTTTACACCAGCATGAATTGCCTGATATTTACGCCAGTCTGTGGTTTGTCCTTGTTGAAGTCTAAGAAGCATATCTTTATATGCTTGGGCTTCGTCTGGAGACATTTGACCAAAGCCAATAATTGTATTTTCTAATTTTGGAAGAACTGTAGCAATCTCAGCCTTCATTGCTGCATCATATTCGTCTGGTGTTAGTTTTGCTGCAATGTCTTTTGTTGCAGTTGCAAAGAATCTCTTAGCACCACCCTTTACACCAAGAAGGTTAATAATGGCTTGTTCTTCCATTGAGTTAATTTTACTTCCAAGAGCACGTTTGCCAGATGCCCTGCCAAATACACCAGCAGGACCAACATCGGCAAGAACATCTCCACCGAGGTTTCCAACACCAAGGTCTTTATCTCCACGAAGAAGTGATGCAACAAGTTGTTTAAAGTATTGGTCTTGAGTAAATGTTTGAGGAACATTGGCAAGTCTTTCATCCAATGGCGACTCAAGGACAATAAATCTACGGCGGTGTTCTGGGTCTGTTGGGTCCATCATTACACGAATATCTTGCTTCGGGGCTACAAGACCATGAGCATCACGAGCGATGGTTGTTCCACGAACTTCTGCAAGTGCTGCAGTCAAATCCATCTGTGGCTTGACAAATACCTTAGTGCCGTCTGGTTTCTGGTAAATTCCACCTACTTCAAAAGCAGGGAATGAGTGACCAGTAGTTGGAGAAATCTGTGTACCAAAATCAGTAGGGGCGACCTTGCCATATGGACCAGCCATAACTTCATCGCTAATATCTTTTAGTTGAAGTCCTGTTCTTTGAAGACCTTCTGTTTGTCTTTGTGTAAGTGGTCCATATGTACTCTGAAGCATACCTGCACCTGGAGTACCATCCATAAATCCAGGAAGGTTGCCAGCAATCATTCCTCTAATTACTGGTGCATACTTGGCTGCATGTTTAGCAGGAATAACTGCTTCACCTGGAGATAGCAATGCTGGAACAATGTCTCCTGCACCAGCAGGACCAGGAACCATGCTAACACCAGCAGCATATTTTCTTGTTGGTTTAATGTTTGGATTTCCAGTTGGAACATTTGGAACACCCTGGAATTGCTGTTGAGCCTGAATAGCATTTCTATATGCAGTTGCAAGTTCATTTACGGCACTTGCCTCAGATGTAAATGTTTGACGAAGTTTAGCGTGAGCCTGGTCAAGTGAGGATGCAATAGCAGCAGCCTTCATCTGCTCAGAGTTCATGTACTGTGTTTGCTCACCAAGTATGTTAGATGGCTTTGTTGTTTTATTTACAAATCCTTTAATATTTGTAAATAGTTTCATAATGTTTGCAACACCGTTGGCAATAAGACCAAAGCCCATAAGAAGTGCAGGACCAATACCTGCAACAGCAGTAACCAAAATAGTTACAAAAGATTTAGTTCCTTCACTTAGGTTGTTAAATCCATCTAAAATCTTTCCAACAAATTCAATGATTGGTGTTACAGCCTTTAGGAATGCCTCTCCAACTGGAGCAAGTTTTGCCTGAATATCTTGAATAGATTTTTGAAACTTGTACATAGGAGAATCTGAAATCTTTTTCATTTCTCGTTCTGATAGTACTGCAAGTTCTTCTGCGGTTTGTCCTGCAAGTCCTGCAACAGCATTTGCTTGGCTACCTTCTTTGATTACGTTTTGAAACAAAGTTGAAATACGAGAGAACTGGAACTTACCAAACATCTGCTCAATAGCACGAGCACGGTTTAGTGGGTCAAGGGTGTCGAAAGCCTTTGCCATATCAATAACTGTCTTTTTAACGTTACCTTTATCGCCCTCTACAATTCCCCTTACATTAATGCCAAATCCAGCAAGAAAGTCGGAAGCCTTTTTAGTTGGGTTAATCATAGATGCAAGACCAGACTTTAGAGCATTTGCACCTTCAGATGCATTTATGCCACCTTCTTTCATAGCGGTAAGGAAGAATGACAAATCTTGTACATTTCCTCCAAGTTGCTTAATTACTGGTGCTGCCTTTGGGATAGCAACTGTCAAGTCTTCAATGGATGTTACTGTCTGGTTTTCTACTGCGTTTAGGAAGTCAATGTTTTTACCAAGGTCTTGTGCAGATATTCCAAAAGCATTTGTTAGTGAAATAGTTGTTTCTAGTGCTTGGTTTTGGTCTACGTTACCAAGTACCGCCAATTTATTAGCCTCAGAAATTTGAGAAAGTAGGTCTGCCCCTGTTTTACCCATAGCAGCAGCCTTGGCTGCCATATCCATAGTTCCAGACACAGACATTCCATATTTAGTAAACTCATTAGCCAAAGCCCTAACAGACTTAACCATTTTATTGGTTTCTTCTGTTGTTGTATTCATGTCTCCATAAACACGTTGGAATGATACAGAAGCCTTTTCAATTTCCATATAGGCTTTTGCTGCTGCCGAACCCATCATAATAAGCGGTACAGTAAAACCAACCATAAGTTGGCGACCAGCCCATTGTGTATTCTTACCAAAGTTTAGAAGTTGGGTAGAGCCCTGCTTCATAAGTTGGTTAAATAGTGCTTGGCGTTGAGCAGTAATCTGAGTTTTAGTACCCAAATTATCCATGTCAAGTGCTAGAGGTCTAACAGAAATAGCCTTCATAGCACCATTAGCATCACGACCTAGTTTGATGTATTGTGTCTGTAGGTCTTTTACTCTTTCACGAGCAACCTGATTAATGGTGTCAAATTCAGATTTGAATAGTTTACCGAAAGTTTTTGATGCTCCACCTGCATAGCGGAAGTACTCACCCATTGTGAGTTTGTTCTTTTCAAGTGATGTTGTAAAACGTTCTGCACTTGTTTGAATAGTTTGAATGTTTGCCTGAAACTTACCAGTACCATTGATAGAGTTTACAAGGTTTTGCTGCATTTGTCGTGCAGCCAGTGCATTGTCAGCACCTGCTTTTCGCATGGCTTGCTGAAAGGCTGATATTTGCTGTTGCAAAAGTTTTAGTTGCGCCAGAGCATCTGACGTATCTATATTTACTTTTACATTGGATTCAATATCAGCCATTCAACTTACACCGCTTTGTTAGCCGTTTACTAGACCACCCATTAGCGAGGCTTCGCTAAGTTTGATACCAGATGCCTCTTCGACAATCTTGTATACGGTTGGAAGGTCTAGAAGTTCTTCTAGTGCCTTCAGGTCTGTGGCAATCTCTGGAGCATACTGCTTCAGAGCAATCTGAACACATTCCATGAGAAGAGTCATTGACTTCTCATTGTTGTCTGCTACTTCTGAAATACCCTCAAACTTTGTCATAAAAGGGCGAAGAAGTGAGATTTTTAGTGGACGGACAGAAATCTTTGTACCGTCTAGTAGTTCTACAGTTTTTGTTTCGTTAATAGTTGTAGACATGAATCCTCCTTATGGTTTCTAGTCAATTATAACATAAAGAATGTTATTTTGAAACAACTTCGTAATCAAGTCCCATACCAATTCCGAAGCCATATTGCTGTGCTTTTTGACCTTGTAGAGATGTAATGTCATTAGGGTCTCCATTACCAATACCACTTGCTTGTGCTGCTACCCTGGCTTTCATGGCTTCCCAAGGGTCTTCCTCTTGTTTGCCACTTGCTTCATCTAGGTCTACCCCTTGCATTGCAGCAAGGAATTTCTTTTCAACATAATCCAAATCTCTCTTTGATTCTAGTATAGCCATTAGTTCTGGCATCGATATGTTTCGTTCTAATTCATCATAGTTTTTCCATATGCCTAATAGGAATATTTCTGATTCTAATTTGATTAAATCTAACTTTTCCCATGTATTTTCATTTTTGGATTTTGCAGTTTGAGGCATTGGCTCATTGGTTTGTTCATTTGTATTAATCTTAACACCAGCACAAATGTCAATAATTTTATATATTGTTGGTAAGTCTACTGAATCCTCTAGGTCTTCAATTGTTTTAATTACTGGGTGATATTGCTTCATAGCAATTCTTACGCATTCAGACAGAATAGCAATTGATTCTTCGTCTGTTTTTGCTTCTTTGATTGTGTCAAATACATCCATGAACTGTCTCATGTATTTAATCTTTAATGGTGAAACTTCAATTACAGTACCGTCTACTAATTCGACTTCATCTGTAGTATATATTTTTGTAGGCATTAACTAAGTATACCAAAAAAGAAACTGCCCCAGGCATAAACCCAGGGCAGTCTCAACACTATTTAATTTTAGTAAGTGCGGTCAACAATCTTGCCGTATGAACCGTTGTTGTCTGGAAGCAGACGGAACGATACTTCGAATGATGTTGCTGCGTCACGCTTTGCTGATACTGTTACTGAGTCGATTGAAACAGCACGGTATGCAATGTAAACACGCTCGCCCTGGTTGTTGTACTGGTCAGCACCTGTACCCGAAAGGTTGTTAAGTCCTGGACCAATAGCAATGATACCACGTTCGATTGGGTAGTCACCCAGGTCGCCTGAAGTTAGGTTCAGGAAGGTATTAGTGCTTAGTGTTGCAGTCTGAACGGTTGTCAGTGCTGCGGTCGAAACACCTGCTACAGATGTTGTCTGAGCAGCAGTTGGGTTAACCAAAATCGCAGTGTCTGCAAATGTTCCAACGTTAAGAACACCAAAGTCTGATGTCTTGCCAGCAATCGATAGGAGAAGGTTCTCCAAGGTTGCTTCAGCAAGAGTAGTCTTTAGTGTAACCTTCATGCCCTGCTTGAAGATTTTAGCGGTGTCTAGTAGTTGGTCTACCATTACCTCACCAAAATCTGGAGCAAAAGCAATTTCCAAACCGTTGTTTGTGTAACCAACGTTACGGAACTTAACAGTCTCACGAAGACTTAGGGTCTCACGGTACGATTCTCCATCAACGAATCCTGGGATTGTAGTTGAATCTAGAGTTGCCGAGTCCTTAGTTACGAACAATGCTGCAGCACCAACGATAATGTTAGCGTTTGAGCCTCTTGTATATGCCATATTTTATTTCACCATCTTTCATTTATGAATTTTGTGGTGCGGTGTTTCCTCTGTAATAGTATACCATGCTTTTGAGATTAGTCTAATTGCAGCATTGTATAGTCGTAATAAATAATAATCTTATTACCACCATAGGTTCTGGCTGTACCAAAGTTTACAATATCTCTGGTTTCTTGAAGTTGAAATACCTTGAAATTATGAAATCTAAAATTAGGCTCAATTGTTTCTCCTTCAACAAGGATAGAGCCTTTCTTTATGCACCAATCGTTAATTTCTTCAGCAGTTTCATCTTCACGGTCCATAAGTCTATTAACCTTTTCAGTGATTTTAATCATATTAATGATTGAATTTTCTGCTGTAGCATAAAAATAATAAAGAAGTTCTTCACATTTAATGTGTGGGAATGGAGTCTTACGCATTCTAATTAGACGGTCATAGGTACACATTACACCACCTGCAGGAAAGTATTCAGTTACATCATTGATTGTTGATGGAGTAGTTGGAAAAAATGGAATGGTATCAAAGCCAAGTCCTTGAAGTTTTTCCTGAAGATATGCATTAACCCATAGTACAGGAGTATTTAAAATAGATGTTTTACTCATTATTCTATTCTACCACCTTTCACTGCCCATTCGTAGCCAATTTTAAAACCTAATGTTTTTCCGCCTCTGGCTCCTGCAGCAAAGTTATCCTTATATTCTTTAGGATTTTTAAAGTGTTCAAAAATGCCGCTTGACATTAAAAATGATTGACTAAAGTAATTATCAAAAAATAGTGATATTGTTTTTTCAAATCCACCCTGGACACCAGGACCACCAGGATTTTGAACTACAATAGATTTTTTGGTAAATACCTGTTCCGTACCATCTTGAAAAGCAAGAACACCTGCAGTTTTAGGTTTGATAATTACTGGTGTTCCATTTTCCATAATGTTTGCTTTGTCATAAAATGGCACTGTAGAGTCTTTTGAATAAGACATTGATTGAGAAAATGTATAATTAAATGATAAGTTATCTTTACCTTTAATTGTATATTCAATGTCAAATAACCTTGCCTCTGGTGAGCCTGTTTGATACCATTCATAGACGTGATGTAAAACTTGTGGCTCTACCCTGGCATTTGTATCTATAAAGTTTTTTAATGAGTCAATAATTGCTTTACCAAAATTATCTAGTATTTCTGGTTTCGCTGCCTGGACCCCATCCAAAAAACCAATGGAATATTGGGTAATTCCTTTTAGGTCACTCAAAAGATTTTTAAAGTCTAGTTCTACTTTCATAGGTCTATTGCTTGGTTTTCAGAACGTCTAAGAATTAGTTTATAGTATTCTGTTTTTCCAAACGCCCCCACAACAGGATTCATTGTTGCTACTTCAAATAGCGATGCTAGTCCAGAACGAGGACCTGCACTTTCGTTATAAATAAGATTTCCGTCTTTGTCCCTAATATTTGTAACAATGATATTAGTCATAGAGTATAGGCTATCTGTATTTGATTTAGTGATATCTGTTCGTACCCTGCCACTAATTGAATTATCAATGTTGATATTTGCTTCTGTATTTACATCTTTTTTATTTTTAAGACCTGCTGGATTAAATGCACATGCAATAGTTTTATCTAAAACCCAAGTCTTTTTTAAATTACCATAAGCACCAGTATCTACAACTGGATAGTAAATATCAGCAAGTAGTGGGTATGTAAAGTCTGTTTTTTCACAAGTAGCCATTATAGTAACCCTGGCTTGATTAGATTACCCTTATAGTTATTTAGGATTTTATCTACAATCATGTTGCCAGTACCCTCCAAGAATTGTGGGGCAAACTTAATATCAAATTGGTCAGTGCTATACTCAGTTACAAAACGGTTATAGTAATCATTGTTACCGCATTTAATATCTTCAATTAGCATCTTAATGGCAATCTCAACGTCTGGTGGAATTGCTTTATATCCAGCATCAACAATAATTATGTAGTCATATCCTCTTGGGAATGCAATTGGATAGAATCCATAGAATCCAATGTCGCCTACGCCACCTGGAAGATTTAGTGGAGTCTGTTCCATTCGATTATACTCACCAAATTCCATACGCATAATTGCTGAGTTATCTAGTGATGGCTTGTATTGATAAGCCCATACAGACTCTACTCCACCACGAGTAGTAATTGCTTCATTGTTAGTTGCAGCAATTCCTGTGTTATCTAGTGTGAATGTAGTAACACTTGGTGTTCCAGTTACATAAAATGTACCGTTAAATTTAGTTGGGGTCACTCCAGAAATAGTAACTGTTTGACCAGCCTGGAATCCATGAGAGATGGTAGTAGTAAGTGTCAGGACACCGCTAGTGACACTTACATTCTGAATTGCAATACCGATAGGGGTATTTTCTGCATCATAAACAAGAACGTTGTTTTCATATACTTTGAGAACACGGTTTACTGGATGCCATACAGGAAAGTAATCATTTCCTTCTCCTGTGCGTTGAATAACAAGTTTGTGATTATAAAATGCTCCACCTGTTCCAGAACCTTCTTGAAGATAGGTATCAATAATAGAACGAGCAGTTATTTCATATTGCTTATAGTCTGCAATATCTTGGGTGGTAGTAGCCAAATTATTTGGGTTTACATATGGTCTATAAATAGTTAGATTATCTTCTAAGATAATTTCTCCATAAATATCTGTTTCGTAAATCTTTACAGCAAAGTCACGGTCAAACTGTGCTTTTGCTCGTGGAATAGT